CTTCTTAACTTGATTATCGCTGAAAATGCATCAGCCGCCGCCTTTAACATACCGCCAGCCCCTGCGTATTCTTTCTTTAAATCAGGGTCTTCATAATATGTTTTAGCTAGTTTAAAAAGGTCAGATGTCGGTTTGCGTATATCTAGTGACGGGTCATCATCGTCAGAATAACGTTCAACTATTGAAGCCCATTCCTGTTGTTTTTGCACAATAGCTTGGGTTTGAGTCTCCCTTTCTTCCCGATACATCTTAATAAGTTCTCTTCTTTCATTTTTGAGCCGTTCCTTAAAGACTTCGGAAAGTAAAGCAGTATCTTCATCGTCAATAGCCTTTCGCTCCGCTTTCGATAATTCTTCTTCACTGTATACACGCTCCTTTTCAGCTTCCTCTTTTGGCTTAGCTTCAATTTGGCTTTTAAGCTGATGAATTTCAGCGATTAAACGGTTAATTCTTTTTTGAACCCCTGTCTTTTTAGTCAACTCTTTGCTAACATCTTCTTCAGAAGTTTCTTCGGTCTCCTCGGCCGCATCAGTCTCTTTAGTTTCTCCAGCCTCTTCGGTTTCCTCAGCCACTTCCTCGGATTTACTTTCCTCCGCTACCTCAGCTATTTTAGTTTCTTCAGAGGTCTCGGTTTCAGGAGCTGGCGATGTCTCCTTGGTTTCTTTTTCGCCTTCGGCTTTTGTTTCTTCGGCAGGTTTTCCGAAACTGCCGCGCTCTTCTTCTATCTGTTGAGCGAGTTTTTCGTTTTCATCCATATTTCTCCTTACAGGGTTTAGGAAAACCCAGAACCAACCAGGGTTAAATTAACCCAGAATTATTTTGTTTCTTTTTTAACCGCAGGTATCTTAAGCTCTCCGCTTTGTATCATTGCAATAATCTCTGCCTTCGCCTCTTCTTTAGCCTCACGCTTGACATCTTCATTTGATTTATATGGCCTTACCGTAGACTTGCTAACCAATTTCATCGCCGCGGCGTGTGCTAATTTTTCTTTCTCAACTTGTTTGGGTTCTTTAAGTATTCCGGGATTACTTTCACCCCTTGACTTGCACTCCATACATAATTTACCAATTTCTCCTTCAACACCTCTTTGGCACTTTTCGCACCAACCTCTTCCTAAAGCCATAGAACTCCTTCAGCGTTTAAGTTACACGCAGAACTAATATTCACGAGACCACGAACCATTTTTATATATCCACTTACCATCGCCAAGTTTCTTGCCTTCTCCCCAACCAACTTGTTTATTACCCGAACCCGATAATGAATAACCCCAGACCGTGGAGCCGCTGAACTCCTTTTCCAATTCATTAGCGGCACCTTCGCCCTCGCACAACTTAGCTTGACGAATTAAAGAATTTTTCATCCTCATATTCCCAAACCTGTTTATAGAGTCATATTTTTTTAATCTATCCCTGACATATTCATACTTCAAGCCTATCTTTGGAAACTGAGCCATTATCTTTTCTTCCTCATTTTTTTAACAGTTGCCGTAGCGAACTTAAATTTTTTTCTCATAGAAATTCCTGGATTTTCACGCATAATCGCTTCAGCTATTTCCTTACGCTTCTTGGCTGCCTTCGTCCCTTTCTTGAACGACATCTTCATAGTCAGTCTGAACCTCCTTTTCCTTATGCTCTTTTTGTTCGTCTTTTACTATCTGGTTATATTCTTTATGATATAAAGGCAATGGGTCAATGTATTGGTAGACGTAACGGATAAAATCAACTAACGCACGCTTGTAAGCTATTAACTCTTTAGCTTTTTCTTCGCCTAAATCCTTTTGGTCAAGAGAACCATTAGTCCATCGCCCATTCTCGATACCGCCCATCACGTCTATAATCATCTTATTTAATACCGGTTCAATGTGCAGTTTCCAGCCATCAGTATCGGTCATAGCCTTAACTTGTTCTCCGCTGTCAATAAGCTTAGATAATTCTTTAAGGCGGTCTAAATTGTTTTTTGTTATTCCGTCCATTACACCCTCGCCATTTGTCTTTGTGGCTGTTGTCCACCCATCATTTCCGCGGCCTTTTTCTGCCGTATTTCTTTATCCATCATCTGTTCTTGCTGTTGTAATACTTGGTCTTCCGCTTGCATTTTTTGCTGTTGCTGTTGCGCTATCGCTTGAGGTTTAGTGATATATCTTTCGGGGTCTTGCACTCCATCAGCAATTAGCCAATCATAGGCGGCGTTATATTTATCTTCAGCATTTATTATTTCCGGTGTTCCTGTCATAACGAACTGCAAACGATTTGCAGCTTTAGTAATCCGCACATTCTGGTCTGTTAAATCTATTGAGCCATTAGGTATGACCACGGCATCAAAATTAAAATCCTCTCTTGTAACCTCTGTTCCTTCTATGATGATTGTGTCACCTAAACGTTCAGCCATTAACTTGAATATCATCATATAAACTTTTTTTAAGGTATTCATCCATCGGATGACTTCTGT